ACCCACTGTCCTCGATGTAGCCCTGCAGGAGCTGCCACACCTGGAACTCAGATGCTTTCGGGTTGGCCTTCCGTATCTCGAGGATGGCGCTGGCGAGCTCGAGGCTCGAGCTCGCCGCGGCGTCGAGCGACTTCGTGGCGAAATCGTTGAGCACCGAGCTGTCGACCACGTCGTCGAGATTCTCGAACGAGGTGATGATCGTTTCGTTGGCGTCGAAGATGCCCTGCGCCATATCCTGCGCGCCCTCGATCGACGACTTGCCCGAGGCGATCAGCGCAGCCGCCAGGGCGTCGACGATCGAGGTGGCATCGTCGCCCGTGGCGATCGCGAACGCCACCTCGTCGGCGTACTGCGCAGCCGCCGGCGCCGACTGAGCGAACGCCGCGCCGACGCCCGACACCGCCTGAGCTGTCGCCGCCCACGCGGTCGGATCGGGCGCGTTGCCGAGCAGATCACCGAAATCAGCGAGCGTCTGTATCTGCGTGTCGAGCCCGGCCAGCGCCGCCTGTGACTGCCCGAGCAGCGCCAGCTCGCCGCCGAGCGTGCGAAAGAAATCTGGCGCCGAGGTGTCGGCGGTGACCACGTTGAGCGTCAGCAGCGCGTCATTGAGCTCGCGCAGGTCGGTCGACGCGTTCGCCCCCGCCGCGACGCCCTGGAACAGCGACACACCGAGCGCGACGAACGAGTCATTGGCGAACGCCGCCGAGGTGCCCACGGCGTCGACCTGCGCCTGCAGGTTGTCGGTCAGGGCGAGGAAATCAGACCACGCGCTCGTCGCGTTCTTGACGAGCTCAGCCTGCGTTTTCGCTTCCTCGTTCGCGGACTTGAACGCCGCGCCGATCAGCCCGACAGCGACTGAGAGCCCGATGATCGGCAACGCCGAGCCGGCGATGCCCTTGAACACCGAGCCGAGCCCCTCGCCCTCATTGTGGGCATCGGCGGCACCTTCCGCGAGCTGCCCGAGGGCCACGCCCGCCGAGCCCGAGATGCCGACGAACGCCCCGAGGTCTTGGGCTGCGTTGCCCCACATATTCGCGCTGGCGTTGCGCGCCTTTTCCGCCGATGCGGTGAGCTCGTCGGTGTTGGTGCTGGCGCGCTTGAGACTGCCCTCGAGGTCGGTGGTGTCGGGCTCGATCTTGCGCCCGTCGATCGCGTCGAGCTCGGTGTCGATCTTCTCGATGTCCGCGATGAGGGCGTCGCCCTCGGCCATCTTGAGGTCGATCGTCGCGTCGCTGCTGTCGAGCTTGGCGACATCGGCAGCGATGTCGCTGAGCTGCGCGGCGAGATTCTGCTGCTCGAGCTTGAGCTCGATCGTCGCCTGCTCGTCGTCGAGCTTCTTGACGCTGTCGATCAGGTCGTCGACGGATCGCTGCGCGGTCTTGGTGTCGGCGCCGACCTTGATCGTCGTGCCCTTGCCCTTGCTGAGCGCGGCGAGGTCTTTCTCGAGCCCGCCGACAGCCTTGTCAGCCTGCTTGGTGTCCGCGACAACCTTGATCGTCAGCGTCTCGGTGTTCTTCGCCATCAGCCGGCAGCCTTACTCACCGCCGCGGTGATCGCGTCGACGCCCGCCTCGAGCGCGCCGGCGGCATGCCGCTCGGTGACGCTGAAACCGGGCCACCTCGAGCCGCGCACCGATCGCCGCGGGCCCCACGGCGTGCGCAGCGCGCTGCCGCGCCGAGCTCGAGCACGCTTGGCTTGTCGCCGGCCCTTGTCGGCCAGCGCGTAGGTGCCGCCGCCGAGCTCGAGCGTCGCCTCGCCCTTGCTCGAGCTCGTCGTGAACGTCGGCGGCGCGCCAGGGAACCGACTCATGCGCAGGTCGCCCCCGATGTAGAGCGCGAGCGACTTGCGCATTTCGTCGGCCATCGCCTCGGCGCCGATCTTGAGCAGCGCGGGGTCGGTGATGTCGGCGCGGAGCTCGTCGACGTATCGGCTCAGGTTGACGGCCACCGCATCAGGTCGCGGCGCCGGTCACCCACAGCGTGCCCGACCAGTGTGCGCGCCCGCCCGTGCCAGCCGCCTGCGTCTGAACGTACTGGCCCGTGGTCCACGCGGTGTTCGGTGACGCGCTGACGGTCTTGGGCACGCCGGCGATCAGGTCGGCCACGGTGAGCGGCGCGGTGCCGTTCCACGAACCGGGCACGCCTGCGGTGGCGTTCGTCGCCGCGGTGGCGCCGGCGCCCGAGATGGGCACCGAATCGGTTGCGTTGCCGAACAGCGCGTCCGGCTTGCCCGAACACGGCAGCGACAGCGTCGCGGTGAGGTTGGTGCGGGCGTCGCCGCCGATCGTGCCGGCGATCAGCCGGCATCGCCCGACCACCTTGGGAGCGACATCGCCGTTGAGCCCGAGGTAGAAAAACGCCTCGAGCGTGTCGTTCTCGAACAGGTAGCGGTTGAGCCCGAGCACTAGATCGGGGTCTTGCAGGAACGACACATCGACGGTGTAGCTGGTGACACCGACCTGCGTGGTCGTTTCCTCGGGCCCGCAGAACGTCGCCGGCGTGGTCTGATCGGTGGTGTTCGGTGACGCGCTGAGCGCGCCGCTCGTCACCTGGCAGGTGAAGTCACCGAGCCCGCCGCTGACGTAGTCGGCAATCACAGCGGTGCTGACGGTCTTGCCCGTGGGCGCGACCCATGTGTCGGCGTAGCCGACCGCGAGCTTGTCGACGAGTGAGAGCCCGAATGCGCCCTGCTCGATCTGGAATACATGCGTGCTCATGGTGGATATCTCCTGTGTTGGTCAGCAGAACGTCATCGAGCAGACGACGAGCGCGGTGTAGCCGGGCACCTCGAGGTTGGCGATCGTCAGCACGACGGGCGTTAGCTCGACGAGGCGAGCCGACACCGAGCTCGAGGTGCTCGGTGCCCACAGCGCCTCGAGCGCAGCGTCGGCGGCAGCGTCGAGCTCGAGCTGCGCCTCGGCGTCGCGTGTGGTCGATGTGCGCCCGAGCACATGCACGGGCACGGTGACGGTGACGAGGGCTCGAGGGTCGCCCTCGTCGACCTGCGGGCGCCCGACGACGTAGCACGGCAATTCTTCCACCGAGCCGGGCTGGTACAGGTAGGTGGGCAGCCCTGGCGCGATGGCGCCGACGAGCCCGTAGACGAGCTGGCGGGCGTCACCGATGGCGTTCACGCCAGCCCCGCCATGCCGTAGTCGATGTGGTGCTCGAGCAGCCCATTGATGTCGGGGTCGCTGTTGAGGATGCGCACCACGCCGAGGTCTGACCAGCCGGCCACGCCCTCGGGGCTCGAGCGCCGGGCGTACAACCGCGAGGCGAGCTGCAGCATCGCTTGCGTGACATCGAGGTGCCGCGTGCTCGGGTCTTGGTCGACGGCGTACACGCGGGCGTTCACCCACGCGACGGCAACGTCGATCGCCTGCTCGAGCAGCGGATCGTTCTCGGTGCCCTTGACACCGAGCCACGCCCGCAGCCCCGCTAGATCGGCGGTGAGGTCAGCCACGCGTGTCGTCCTCGAGCTCGTCGTCGTCGAGCTCGTCGGGCGCGAGCTCGAGCTCGGGCTCGTCGTCCTCGAGCTGTTCGTCGTCGGCAGGGCAGGGCTCGGGCTCGTCGTCGGCGGGCGGCTCGTCGTCGGCGCCGGCGCCGGTCACGGTGAACAGCACGGGCGGCGCGGTGTCGGGCCCGCCATCGCTCGCGACGAACGACCACACCACCGCGCCGGCGAACAGCCCGAGCATGCCGGCCACCACGCTGTCGAGCGCGATCGTCGTCGCGTTCACCAGCTCGAGCGCCGCCTCGGGGTCACCGACAGCGAGCGTGCCGCCACCGCTCGCCCCGTCGTCGTAGGCGAACACCGTCGACGCCGTGAACCCCGCGCCGTGAAACGTCAGGTCGACGGGCACGCCCATGATCGTCGTCGCCGGCGTCACCGATGTCAGCCGCAGCCCGCCGCCGGGCGCGCCGCCGCCCCACAGCTCGGGCGGGTAGCTCTCGTCGTAGCGGTGTGCGGTGTCAGTCATTGGTCATCCGATCCTGAGCGGCCCGAGCTCGAGCGCGTGGTACCGCGCTCGAGCTCGGGAGATGGGCGAGGTGCTACGGGCCAACCTCGATCTTCTGCGTGGCGTTCGCGAACGGCGTCGGTCGGTAGGCCGCGATCGACGCACCGAGGGCCACCTGACGCCCGAGCACGCTCGGCTCGACAGCCTCGAGCACGGGCATGCGGTAGATGTAGCCCTCGAGCGATTCGCTGCCGCCGACGTACATCGAGGCATCGTCGATCGCCGGCGTCACCACAGGGCGCAGCCCGGCCACCGTCGTGCTGAACGAGGTGGCGTTCGCCGTGCCCGGCGCGTTCGTCGCCCCGAGCGTCGGGAACATCGGACGGCCAGCGAGGTCGGCCAGCCCGCCGAGGTTGGCCCAACCGAGCGGGCCCATCGCCAGCCACGACGGCAGCGTGTGCGTGATCGCGAAGTACGCCGCGGCCGCGTCGTAGACAGCCTGCAGCGTCTCGGCTGCGGTGGCGCCGGCAGCGAGCGGGATCGTGCCCGTCGACGCCTGCATCTCGAGCACCATCGCCAGCTCGATCTGATTCTCGAGCCGGGCGCGGAGCTGATTGATGATGATGCCGAGCGACGCCGGGTTGAACGCCAGGAGCTGCTGCGACACGTTGAGATAGCCCGCGTAGGTGGTCAGCGGCACGTTGGTCGCCTGCACGTTGAAGTGCTTGGATGCCACCTCGGCCTTTTCGAGCGTCTGCTTGGCGACGCCCGTCTCGAAATTCGGGTCGACGATGTACGGGCGGCTGAACCCGAACCCGTCGCTCGCGGGCACGTCCTGCAGCCCGATGGCGCTGGCGAACGGCATGCCGCTCGGGTAGGGGTCGGCCACGGGCCCGACCACTGACTTGACGACGAGCCCGCCGAGGTCACCAGCGACGGGCGTGGTGTTCGCCGCGACGGTGCCCATGTGCTCGGCAGCTCGGCGCATCACGCGCCCGTACCGCTGGCGGGCGTCGGCGTCGGACTGGTGCAGCACGTCCCACAGCAGATGCCCCGCCGAGCGGTAGTGGAAGTCACCGCCCACCATCGTCGTGCCGATGCCGCGCAGCCGCTGCTGCGTGTCCTCGGCCATCTCGAGGTCGACGGCCAGCACGTCGAGCTGGCGGTTGTACCCGCGCACCTCGTCGTTCTTGGCGGTGATGGTCTGCATGTCTTGGTCGGTGAGGTCGCGGTGTTCCTCGACCGCGACGGATTGGAGCTGGTCAATCAGCCCGAGCGCGCTGTCGCGCTTCTTGGTCAGAACATCGACGAGCTTGTCGCTCATGGCGTTTCTCCTATGTGGGAGCGGATCAGGTTGCCGCTACTACCGCATCGGGTTGCCGTCTCGAGCCTCGGGGTTGCCGATCAGGTCGGGTTGCCCGGCAGCCGTCTCGGGGTGCCGCGTACCGCGTGCCCGCGGTCGGTCGTCGCTTTCGGTCGGTCAGCGTACGGCATCGCCGGCGGTGATGCCAGCACCGAGCTCACCGAGCCGGGCGAACAGCGCGCGCGCAGCAGCGAGCTGGCGCACCCGCGTGTTGACGAGCCCGACGAGCTGCTCGATCACCTCGGCGGTGACCACGAACGATTCGGGGCGAGGATCGGGCCACTGCAGCTCGAGCTCGCCCGTCGTCGCGTTGACGGTGATCGACGGCGCGCGCTGCGCCGGCGGCGCGCCGCCCTCGATGCGCTCGAGGCGCGTGCGCTTACCCATCGGCGCCGCGGAACACGCCCGCCACCTCAACGCCGGCCAGCACGATCACGCCACCGAGCTCGGGCAGCCGCTCGAGCATGAACGCCCGCAGCCGCTCCGCGCTGTCAGCGTCGACGTTGGCGTCGACGGTGAGCAGCAGAACATCGCCGGGCTTGACGATCGCCGCGGCCACTACCGGCGCAGCTCGTCGAGCATCGCCCGCACGGCATCGAGGTTGGGCGTCGCCGCGCCCTCGAGGGGATCGTCGACGGCACGCACCGACAGGATCGACGCCGAGGCGTACACGGGGATCGGCGTCGCTGTGACGTGGCTGACATTGATCTGCCGACGCTGGCGCAGGTCGCCGTCGACGAACGGCGGCGCGACATCGGTGAACTCGATCGACAGCCCTTTGTGCGACTCGTCGAGCATGCTGCGCACCTTGGGCAGATGCGGCCCGTCATAGAGCTTGAACGTCGCATACGCGCCGCTGTCGTCCTCGGTGAGCTCGGTGCAGAACCCGAGCCGGGCGTCGAACGCTCGGTCGTGGTCGACGGTGAACGCGATCCACGCCGGCGATCCCCCGCGGCTGGCGGCAACCTGCCGCATTCGCTGCGTGCAGCCGGGCAGGAACACCTCGTCGTAGCTGTCGAGCACGCCCGCCTCGTCGAGCTCGCGAACGTGCGCCACCTCACCGATCGGGAACATTCGCCCGAACACCTCGCGGCCATCGCCGCGCACCTCGAGCTCGGCGTCGAATGCTCGTCTCATGTGGCAGCTCCTGTCAGTCGCGCCGCGGCATCGAGGTTGGGCTGTGGGATCAGCCGCTCAGCCGAGCGAATCTCGTCGATCGAGATGGCCCGCTCGCCGCTGACGGGGTCGACGATGTTGAACATCGTGGCCCACGCGGCGACGCGCTCCGCGAGCGGTGGCTGCACATAGCGATCGGGGTTGAACTCCATCCGGCTGCCGCGCGGCAGCAACCAGCTCGACCACGCATCGGCCAGGAGCTGAGCGAGCGGGCGCAGCGTCTGGCGCCAATGTGCGTCATAGACCTGCGACACGTTGGCGTAGGTCATGCTGTTCGACTGCTCGACGTTGACGAGGAACGAGGGCACGCCGAGCGCGGCGCAGATGCGCCGCTCGTCGAATTCGCGCAGCTCGAGCAGCGCCATATCGCGCGGCGCGATGCTCAGCGCCTGCAGGTCGATGTCGCCGCCCATCACCGCCGGCGCCCCGTCGCGTCGAGCTGCTGCGCTCACCCATCGAGCCTGGATCGTCTCAGCCTGCGTCTTGTCGATGTTGCCGCGCGCCTTGAGCACCGCCCACGGAATGCCCCCGCGCGCGGCGAGGTTGGCGGCGTACCGCTCGAGCGCGCTCGAGGTGGCGATCGGCCCGGCGATCCACTCGAGCGGGCTGACGCCGTGGGGTCGGCCCGGCCACGTCAGGTATCGAACGTGGCAGATGTCAGCGGGCTCGAGCTCGCCGCCGGCGATTGAGTAGACCATCTCGCCGTCGATCCATTCGGCGTCGACGACATCGGGGTTGAGCACGATGAACCGCGTCACCGCACCGTCGCTGTTGATGCCGGCGCGCCCCGTGGCGTACAGGAACGCCTCGCCGCGGAGCTGGATCGACAGCACCGCCGCGTGCATGAACTCAGACCAGCACGAATACATCGCCGGCTCGGGGTTGCTCGACCAGCCCGGCAGCGCGAACGGCGCCGAGGTCTTGTCGACGCCGTAGATCGGGAACGAGGCGAGCTCGCGAGCGTTGAGGCTGGCGCAGCTCATAACGGTGGACACGCGGCCCCACATCTCGTTCTGCCGCCCGTAGCCCTCGCCCGACCAATCGGGCCCGAACGGTGGCGTGTGCCATTCGGTCGGCCAGCCGTCCCATGAGCTCGCGTGCCAGCCGCCCTCGGGGTACATCACCGTCGTGCCGCCGACGCCCGGCCCCACGGGCGAGCCCGGCCCGTTGTCGTTCGGTATGTGGTCGTGGGGGTCGATCTGCGGGAATTCGCGAGCCGCCCGCTGGTGCGCAGCGCGGCGATCGCGAACGATCAGCCCCGACGACAGCTCGAGCTCGGTCATCGGGTACAGCAGCCTAGTCACCACACCACAGGGGTGAGCTGATTGAGGTCTTGAGCACGCCACCACGCCATCCGCGCCGACATCGCCGCGTCGATCCACGCGCCCTCGCGATGGATGCGCCGCAGCACCACGCCGCCCGGCGTGTCGCGATAGGCAACGTTGGCGAAGTGCTCAGCGAGCAGCTCGCTGCCGTCGTGAATCAGCGTGCCCTCGGCCACCGCCTGCCACAGCGCGCCCGTCGCTTTCGTTTCCTCGTCGCGCCCGAGCTTCCACTCGACGATCGGGTAGCTCTTGCGCTCGAGCTGCGCGATGAGCTGCGGTCTGATCGTCGGGTAGTAGACGAGCTCGGACACCGCCCACCGCGCGCACGCATCGGACAGCACCGCCTCAACCTCGCTGTCGTCGGCAGCCTCGCCGGCCCACACCAGGAACACCGCGCCCGTCTCGAGGTCGGCGCCGACGATCGCCGTCGATCGCTTGTAGGTGCCGTCGACCGCGAGCACGATGCGCTCGCCCTCGTTCGGCGCCGCCATCGTCGGGCACGCCGCCCACGCGCCGGCGGGCAGCCACGAATCGGCTGACACGCCGGCCACCCACTGCCCGAGCCTGAACCGGCGAAAGCGCGTCTCGAGCTTCAACCTCGTCGGCGCATCGCGCGCCGCCTCGATGCCGGCGATCGCCGCCTCGAAGATCGACGTTCCGAGGATGCCCGCCTCGATGCCAGGGTTGGCCCGCTCCCACGTCGCCCGCTTGCGAATGTCGGCATCGAGCTCGACGGCGTGCTCGACCCATCCGTAGGGCGCGCCGGCGTCGGCCATCGTGCGAACGTGGTAGAGCAGGCAATCGGTGCTCGGGCCCGGCGTGCCGAACGTCCAGATGAGCTGCTCGTCGCGCTTGCCGAGGCGATCCTCGAGCGCCTGCAGAATCTCCATCTCGACGTACTCAGCCTCGTCGACGAGGGCGAGCGTCGGGTTGAGCCCCTGCAGCCGATCGTCGACGGCGGGCAGAATCCACGCGTTGCCCATATTCCATTCCGTCTCGAACCCGCGCAGGGTGTTGTCGCGGCGCACCTTGACGTAGGACGCGAGCACGCTGTTGACCACCATCGCTCGAGCTGGTGTGTAGATCGTGCGCGTCGCCTGCAGCCCGCTCGAGGCGAGCAGGGCCACCTGTGGCGCATCGTCGTGGTCGCACAGCGCCCACAGCCCCACGGCCGCGGCGAGCGTGCTCTTGGCGTTGCCCGCCGGTATCTGGAATGCGCCGGCGGCAGCTCCGTCAGCGAGCAGCACCTCGAGCAGATTGCGCTGGTATTCCGCCAGAACGATCAGATTGCCCGCGTTTCGCCCCGAGGGGATCGGCAGATAGCCCTCGATGAACGCGATCGCCCGCGCCGCCCTCGAGCTCGCCCGTTTCGTCGTCCACGGTGGCGGGCCCGGCGGGGTCAGCAGCTTGCGAGCACCCATCGGCACCAGCATGCCACCGAGCTCGAGCTCGAGGTGCGCCGGCGCCCGCCGGCGGGGTCGGCCAGCTCGAGCACGGCGTGCTCCGTCGAGCCGAGGGTTACCGACTTATCCACAGCTCGGGATATCCACAGCCTCGCCCCCGTCCACAGGGTTGCGCACAGCCTGTGGACAACCTCATCCACAGCCTGTGGACAACCCTGTGGATAAGTGCCCGCCGAGCCTGTGGATAACCCGTCTACGAGGGGGTATAGGGAGGGCG